CTTTTTCCATCCCTTGTTCTGTTTGTTTTATTTTAAATACTTGATTTGAATATGTCTTGTACTCGAAATATAAAACTTGAACAGTTGTATTATCCATACTTTGCCCCGGGTAGTTACGAATGTAATTCATATCTCCAGGATATTTTTCAATCTCTTTTAATTCATCGTTAGATAAATAAGGAAATTGCTTTTTTAATTCTTCTAGACTTATTGCTTTTACTTCACCAACATAATATACGTCTTCAAAGTTTGGATCCTCTGTATAAGAGTATACCAAGTTAGCTGGATCAACGTAATCAATAACTATACCATTAGCTGGATTCCACGAAGTCTTAGCGCATGCAATACCAATAACAGTTAGATCATAATTAAGTCTCTTTGCAATTAAATCATATTTGTTAGTAGCTAATACTTGGTTTATAACTTCTTCCTCTGCAATCTCAATAGAGGGCTTATAATCAAGCTGAAGTCTCATCTCTAATTCTTCAGTAGACTCTGGTAAGTTTTTAGGATCGTTTGTATTATATAAGTTTACACCTAATTTAGTTTGTATTTCATCCAAGAAATCACGAGCCATCATATCTCTTATTATACTAGCAGCATAATCTGTTTTAGCTTTCGTTGATGCTGGATCTTGTGCATAAGCTTTTATACTATAGCTTTTGTTAGATATACCATTAACAACAATATCAACAAACTTAGGCAAAATAGGAATAGGTTTCCAATCTAAATTCAAATAAGATAAATCACCGTTTATAGATAATTCATCTTTGTATTTTTGTATAGGCTGTTCTCCTCTTGCATAAAGTCTTAACCTATGAAAGTTTTGCCAGTTAGAACCGAATCTATCGTTGCCAGCTCCTCCAACGCGGTCTCCTCTAAACCATTCGTTTTCTATAGCTCTCCCAACAAGTGCTCCGTATTCTAATGTTTGTTTCACTTGATCAGGTACTACCTGACTTGGAAAAGAACTATTGCTATTAGTATAAATCATTTATTATATTATTTTTGAAGTATTTCCACTATTATTATATTTCTTGAAATTTAACGGAACTTGTCGTTTAGCTGTTTCATAAACAGGAGAATACATGTGTCTATTGCAAGCCATAATAGCTAAACCAGAACTAATAGAAGCATCATGCTTCGTTCTATCGTTTATATTAAATCTTGCCCAATCATTTAATGTTCTTTGAAAGTACATATCACCGTGGTTATCTCCTTGTATACCAACGTGGTTCTCTATATAGGTTTCAATAGCCGCCGCGTGAGCTTGTATAATATCCTGTCCTGAGTTAGGTATACCACCAATCTCTTTCTCTGTTGGTGATAATTTATTCCAAACTTTATCAGGTCTATTCATGGAAAATCCTCTATATCCTCTTCTCTTGAAATAATATAGTAATCTAGCTTTATTATTTTCTGCTAATATTGGCATACCATAAAATACGCAAGCCATTAGAACTTCTTCAAAGAATATCTCAGCAGTTTGTGGTCTAGCTACATATTCTAAAAAGAAATGATTAGGAGGTATGTTTTCCATTGAGAACTTAGTTAAACCGTGTAAAGCTCCATTAGATCCTCTAGAATCCACTGTTCCTGATATATCATAACTATCACAGCCAAATGCTCCACAGTGTTCATTTCCTGGATATTTAATCCCATCTTTTATTATTACGCGGTTTTGTAAGTATTTATCGGGAATCCAGCTAATTAAAAATCTACCGTCTTTATTTGGATAAAACATTACTTTTGAATCTTGTATACCATTCTCCCATTGGAAACTACCGCGCGTGATAACGTTTGTATTTCTTAGATCATCGTTGTAATCTATCTGTTCGTATATCTTAGTAAGATTGAATAATGATTGTTTAGCTTCATCTCTAAAAGCATGTTGCTCTGTACGTGGGAACTGTCTGTAATATTCATTTAAAGCATCTGAGTTGTTTTTTAAACCTTCAACTTCATTCTGCCAATGCTCTATTACACCCGTTTCAATAAGTCTACCATCAACCCCTTTTACCGGTTTTTTTGGAGTATCGAATACAGGTAACCCATAAGTATCAATGAATCCCTCGTACGACCATTCCATAGGTATGAACAAACTATATAATCCTGAAGCAGTCTGTCCATTGCGGTTTCTTTTCGTGACGTCTGAATCATAATAAAGTTTTTTAAAGTTTTCTCCTCCTTTATCTAAAGCGTTCGAAGTTGAACCCATCATACATTTACCAATGATCCTAGCCCCTAAACGCAAACAGGTTTTTGTAACCCTCCAGTTATTTAATATATTGTCTGGTCTTTCCCATTTACCACTCTCATCATGTACTAATAGTTTTAGTTTTTCACCATCATAAGAGTTATCACCGGTATTCTTCCAGTCAATAGTAGTATCTAAACCGTCAAGCTCTTCTAGCTTCTCATTTGTATCAAGTTTCTTACGCGTAAGTTTTGATGCAGGTATTCTATAAGCTAATTCTGTTTTCGGTCTATCCATACCGTCCTGAATAGGTTTGAAAAAGAATGGATAATTTATTGATATAGGCACAACCTTATCTGTAAACATCTTTTTAGCATCTGCTCCAGACTTTGATAATATACCATATCTAGAATCACTTGATATAGTTGCTTGATTAACTAGTTCAGCTGAAGACATAAATGAAAATCCAGAACGTCTATTCTTTAAATAAGACATACCATAACATCTATTATCAGCTTTACATGCTTCCCAAAATATGAAGAACAATCTATTAGATTCCCTGAAATCAGGAGCTCCAACGTCTATCTTGCTCCATTGCAAGTACATATAATGTGTACCTGTTATATAAGTAGGTTTACCATTATTGTAAAATGAAAATCCTTCTTCTCTGTGTTTAAATTCTTGATCGATGTAGTCATACCAGCGTTCCTTAAAAGCATCCGGGTATTTGTTCCAATCAAAAACATTTTTTATTTTCGAGATCTCCTTTGGTATATCTAACTGCTCCCAATACTGATCTTCTTGTTTATTCGATCTTTTATAAGAGCTTTCAATTAATGGTAATGCAATCTTAAGATTCTGTATTTCGTATATCTCTCCGATTTTACCAGTACGGCTTATAACAACAATATCAAATTCTTTGTTATAGCCATACTCCCATTTATTGTGTCTATTCTTTTGCTTTATTATGTTTGGTCTAATATGATCGTTGATCTCTTTATATAAAGTTTGTTCGTACATTATTTAGACCTCCCTTCTGCAAAACCTTTGAAAACTTTTGTTTCAGTGGTATTCTCTGCTTCATCCATCATTCGTTCTTCTTCTTGAATACGACCTAATATTTCAAATGCATCGAAAATTGCGAGCTTCTTCGTAGCCGCAGCATTCTTTAATTTATCAGCACTTAAATCGTCTTCTCCATTTTCAAGGATAGCTTCTTCGGCTACTTTGATTAACTCTAGCACTGCTTTATGTCCCGCGGCTATTATATTCCTCTTCGTCTCCTTTATATCCATATTTAATTACAATATCATTAGATTTCATACAATATAATCTCTGATCGTCTATGATGAATTCAAATTCCCCGTAAGGTTTATATCCAACTAGATCACCAGGATTGATTCCGAGCTTGTTTAAGGAGTCGTTTCCATATTTTAGTATTCCAATATGCTTACGCTCTTTATCTAGCTTAAATTGATTCGTATTCTTTATAGGTTTAACGAAGCAACGATCTCCATAGGAAATCCATTCGTTATCTCTTTTATACAAATAAATTTGGTCAGGTGCACAAAAGTATAGATCTTCTTTAAAGTATGATCTACTATTCTTTTGTTTACCTCTAATATCATAAAAGCGTCTAAATACATTATGATGTATTACTATAATATCTCCAGGTTTTATATCTGTTTTAATAGCTAATGGTACTGAAACCACTTCGGCTATTTTATTAACTGATTTAAAACTTTCTATCTTAGTATTTAATATTAATGGATTACCATTAACATCCGTAGTATTATTGTATCTAGAGCCTACCGGTTTAATTATAAAATCAAATACAGCTGTCATACTCATATTAATATTCTAAGTCATATTCAATAGATATTGCCATATTAGAATTAAATTTCTTCCAAGGCATTACTTCTTCTTCTTTCTTAATATATATATTGTATGAATTGTCCTTATGGTCTAATAAGATATGCGATATGCGATGCCCTCCGTAAACCTCTTGGCCTACGGAGTAATGCATTGCATCCTCTTTATAATTAGTTCCTATACTTATTTTTCTAACTACTGAATCCATTATTGCTCTTGATTTGGTGTTTGCTCAATCTCAGTATATGATCCATCAGATAGATCGATATTAATTGCTCCGTATTCTTTTTCCAATTCAAGTTTGAATTCTTCTGAGTTTCTATTTACTTCAGCAACTTGATGTAATAACGCGTGTTTTTGTGTTTCTAATAAACCAATATTAGACAGCAATGCGCTTAAATCTTTTTGATGCTTAGTGATAGTTTCTAATTGTTCTTTTGTAATTTGTCTTACTACTTCCATTATATTTAATTTGATTATTATTAGGAGTCAAGCGAGGATTCGAACCTTAAAGTGACCTAATTTCACCGCTTGCTATTTTTTAAACAACCTATTGTATAGGCTTTGCTTTTTCATAGGCACTTCTAAAACAATGTTACCAGGAAAAGTATAATCTTTCCCTGGCTTCATTAATTTTTTATTACCTAAATTGTCTATACCTAAAACTTCAAACTCAACATCTTTCATAGTTATGTCACCACTAGGTATTACATTGTATGGTTTGTTTTTGTCTTTGCTATTTTTTTTATAGCCTGTTCTAGATATATTCATAATTATTATCCTTGATTTCTAGCAAAAAAGCCTCTGTTTTGTCCTTCTGCTAATTCAGTGTTATTAGCTTGAGATCTACCTGATTGTACGTTATAGAATCTAGCGGCTTTTTTATTAGCATTCATAGTATTTGTACTATCTGATTTATATTCTCTATAAAGTTGTTCGTTTGATCTTTTTCCTTGACCTTTTTTAGCTTCTTTAACTTTTTTACCGCTACTATCAACAACCATTGCATTTGATCTTTTAGGATCAGTTGGAACTTTTTTGTTACTACTTTCAGCTTCTCCTCCTAGAAACTTCTTGCCGTAAGGTTTAGGAGCAGCTACTCCTGTTTTTGGATCTATTACTATATTGTCATTTTTAGATTCCATTCTTTTTTTCTCTCCAGCAATAACTCTACCTCTAGATCTTGCTCCTTGTGCTGTTAAATCTTGTTTCATTGGTGATCCACACATAAGAGTTGGTGAAAGACCTCTACCGGTTTTAGGCATTGCTTGTCTGCCTGGTGATTGTTTGTAAGCCATTTTTGTTTAATTTTTTAGTTTTCTTTTGTAAATTAATATACCAGGGTATTCAGAAACAACATCTTCAACCATAGTGTTTTCATCGACTAATATTACTTTGCCAATCGCTTTCCAGTCGTTTGATTCGTAATATGTTTCTATGTATAAATTATTTTTGTTAAAAGTATAACTTATAACATCTATTTTTTCCCCGGTTTCTTTTAAAGTTATAGTTATTGTAAAATCTTTTTTAGTTTTACCTTTAAATTCCACATCGTGAAATTCTGTTTCCCAACTACCCTCTAAGAATTTAGGAGTTAATTTTTGAGCATTAACTTGTACACTTGCTAAAATAGCTACGATTGCTAATAATAAATTTCTCATAATAAATTAAATTAAAGTTATATTATTATTATCACGCGCATTTATTGCTTTTTATAAGCTTCTACTTCCCATGGAAGATTTTTTGCACCTTCGTTCATTTTAGAACGAGGATATCTTTTGCCTTTCCAATACACATTCTTTTGATCATAGTCCAAATCACCTATTTTCATCTGGTTGATATGTATCATTTCATGCTCAACCGTTTTGTTCTTCTTTAAATCTAAAGGCGATACATCTTTGTTTACAAGTATTGTTCCATTTGACTGAGCCATACCTAGTAT